AGAATCTTTTGCTACTGCTAAACTTGTCGACGGAACTGAAATTACCAATATGAGTGATGGAGAGTTTGAAGTTGGTCAGGAATTGCATGTTATTACTGCAGAAGGACAGCATGTACTTGCACCGTCTGGAGAGCATACGACTGAATCCGGTATTACTTTAACTGTTGATGGTGAAGGAAAAATAACCGGTGTTGCAAGACCAGACGAAGGTGGAGAGGGTAGCTTAGCAGAAGAAGAACTTCCTGCTACTGAAGCTATGTCCGCTGAAGAAACTGTCGAAGAAGAAGAAAAAACAGAAATGGCTGAAGAAGAAATCATCGAAGAAACCTTAGAAGAAGGTGGAATCAAAGAAGAAATCATCGAAGCAATAATGGAGACTGTAGCACCAGAAATCGAAGCACTAAAAGCTAAGTTGGCTGAACATGAAGAGAAACTCAAAGAATATATGAGTGAACCTGCATCAGAACCAACAGAGCAAGTAGCTGCTAAGTTTTCTGCTACTAGAACCTCTAAAGATAAGGTTTGGGAAAAAGAACCTTTTAATCAAAAGCAAGCTCAGTACGAAATGATTATGCGAGCTAAGGAAAAACAATCTAAAACAATTAAAAATAACTAGAAATGGGATTAAATGTAAGTGCCTTAGATGCATTCAATAATGAAGTAGCTGGGCGAGTAGTACCTAAAATCGTATTCGAGGGATATACAACTTCTATCCTTCCTATTCAAGAAGGTATCAAATATCAAGAACCATTGAACATTATGGAGGTAACTCTAGCTGTTCAATCAGGGAGCTGTGTATCTTCTCCTGATGGAGAGTTGACTGCAACTCAAAGAAACATAACCGTAACACAAAGAACATCATACGATGGTCTATGTTTAGACGAATTAAACAGCAAGTACTTAGGTATTTCTGCTTTATCTGCCGGATCATATAACGAAACTTTTGCATTAGCAGAAACTTATACTGATATGGTAGTTAACCAAATGAAGAAATCTGACGATGCTTTCCTTTGGAATGCTAGTAACTTCGGAGGATTAACTTCAGGATCTACAGCAGGAGTAGTAGTACCAGCAGCTGCAACAGGATCAGTAACATCAGCTACTATCCTTGGAATTACAGATGCTCTTATCGAAAACCTAAATGCAGATGTAGCGGACAGAGATGACCTTACAATCTGGATGGGTGTTGGAAACTTTAGAAAATTTGTTACTGCTTTAAGACAAGCTAACAACTTCTACTTTGATCCAGGAAGCATCACAAACAGAACTGGTATTCTACAAATGGCTTATCCATTCCAGAACGTAAAAGTAGTAGGTACTTCAGGTATTACTGGAGATCGTATTGCTTTAATGCCTGATGCATATGCTGTAGTAGGTACTGATCTAATGTCAGACGAAACAAGTTTTCAGCTTTGGTACGATGTGAATGCTGACCAATTGAAACATAGACTTAAGTCTAAATTAGGAGTGCAAGTTGCATTTCCGGAGTACATCGTTTCTAACGACGAAGCTTAATAATACAAAAAGGGCGGCTTAACCGTCGCCCATTTTTTTAACTTTAAAACTAACAATATGGCTTGCGATATTTCATCAGGATTTCAATTAGGCTGCCGTGATAACAGCGGTGGTATTAAATCCATTTATATCCTTTCCGGCTCTATTGCCACTATTACTGAAAGTACAGGAGAAATTACTGACATCAGTGGTGATGGTGTATTCTATCAATTTGATTTGACTAAGAATACAGGTGACTTTACCGAGACACCTAACCCGAGTTTGGAAAACGGTACAGTATTTTATACTCAGACCGTAAACGCAGCCTTCCATAAGCTTCAGACTAGTATTCGAAATAATGTAAAAGTCCTTGCACAGAATCCAGATCTAAAAATTATTGTACAAACAAATAATGGATCAGAAGATAATGTTGGAGAATTTTTCTTAATTGGACGCTACAGAGGAGCTACTTTATCAGGAGGCTCAGGAACAACTGGTACATCATTTGGCGATGCTAACCAGTATGCTCTTTCGTTCGAAGGTTTAGAACCTCAACCAGCTCAAGAAATTGCTACTAGTGGTGCTCTTACAGATGCATTGACTGGTATTACAGTTTCTTACTAATTTAATAATAGGAACGGGAAGGGTTATAAAAATTTTGTAATTCTTCCCTTTTTCCTTATCTTATAAGTAATGATTAATTTATATACTCTACATCCGACAAGTAGTTTAGTAATGTACCCTGACAATGATGTTACGGGTTCCGCTATTTCTAAATATGAATTAATTCTTACTCAAACTTTAGACGAAAGTCAGACAACTATTCCGTACACTGACATTCG